CGAACCCCGAACCCGAACCCGAACCCGAACCCGAACCCGAACCCGAACCCGAACCCGAACCCGAACCCTGAACCCCAAACCGACAACGGATCCGAACTCGAAACCCGGACCAGACAAAAATCTGAGTATTAATCTAAGTATAGGATTGATTTAACAAGTCTACATTGTGCTGTCAGGAACTTGTTTCACTCAGCCAGCTAAAGTTGAAACAAGAGTTATGAACTTGTGACTTGGTGTTTAATGAACTAAAGTGAGAGTTGACAAGTCATAGTTCCTGAAAATTTCATTCATGAAGTCAGAGTGTAGGGACCATCCACAATTTAAGCAGATATTGACTATTAAGTAGACGAAAGCTTTGGTATTTAAATCTTGACAAGAATGGTCCTGTGTGCTAAATTTCAGAGAAACTGACAGCAAGCTCAAGTTATTTCCTATGCTCTTCCATGTAGGGTACCGTAGCAACTACAAACATTTTGGATGCGTTAATTTTATGTCGATTGAACTAATAACTATACACAATCAATTATAAAATTGATTAATTTTATGATTAGATTAAATAATGGTACTTATGTGCTTTAGGCGTTGCAATGGAAACCGAGTCGAACCATCATTCCTTAAGGAGAAATCTAACTCCTGAACAATTAGATCAAACAACGATTCCTCTTAGGAGTCTAAAACTTCCTCTTGTTGGTATAAACTCCAGAAAATCCACGACAGTCAAAAAGTCAACTGTGGAAATTGAACACCGACCCAATTCTCATGTGGCTACTGAAGTACCGAGATCTCCTGTTCGGTCATCAAAGTATGTTAGTGATTCTTCTGATGAGACTAAATCATCTAAACTACTGAGCCCTATCAAGTTCATTAAGGAAACTCTATCACCTAAGACATCACCCAAATCTGGAAATATTTCCAAGCAACCTTCTAGCGAATCATCCTCCCTGAAAGAATCACCCAAATCTGGAAAGATTTCCAAGCAACCTTCTAGCGAATCATCCTCCCGGAAAGAATCACCACAATCTGGAAGAATCTCCAAACAACCTTCTAGCGAATTGTCATCTCCTAAAGAATCAACTTTAAAATCTCATAATGTTTCTTCAGATCTTTCTTCAGGGCGATCAATACTCACGGTCAGATCCGATACTGAGAATCTGAGTAAGAAGATTCTTACAAGGTCAACGACTCTACCTTCAATTTCATCGTTGGTAGATATCATGGTCCCGACAGAACCAACGCCTACTCACGACCCGGAGGAAATTATGTATAGTAATTTCCACTTCTGGTTTCAACGAAGCACTGGTAAGATCGGTGTTAGTCAATTTGGTTTTCAATCCCGTAATGATCATCCTAATCTTCTGGATTACAAAAAAGGTGAAGTTACCCTAGGAACTATCGTTGATCGTCTTCTATTTGTAATGAGGATTCCTCATCCAGATGGTGATTTGATTGTTCAAAACCCAGTTAGTGGAGCTATCATCGAATATAATCCACATTTTTCATTTAATAAGGAGTTGGAGTCTGCTGATAATTGGATATATCGTGTGATAGCTACGGATGCGGAAGATGAAATGAAATATCTCTTTACCAAAGAACAGTATCAAAGATATTATCGTCTTGGTAATATTGGACGTGGAAACTTAACTCCTGTAAAATGATAAGTACATTTTGAGTTCTTGTTAATATAAAGAACTCAAAATGCCTAACTGGTGTGCATGTTCCATTTGTGTTCAAGGTTCGGAAGATGACATGCAAGCATTTTACAAAACTCTGAATAAACCCAATTAGTATGGTGAGACAATAGTCTTTTCATTCCATCAAACTTGTAATTGGGGAACCGACTGGGATGCATGTGAACCTGTTATTGTGGTAAGGGAGCCCATTAAGTTTCTTCTTCAGTGTAATACTGCATGGTCACCTCCCTTAGAATGGGACAAGAAGGTAGCTAAGATGTTACCTAAACTGACTTTCACGATCGCCTACTGTGAGAGTGGTATGCGATTCTATGGTGTGTGGAGTTGTAATGTTGGGAGAAAGGAAACCAAGACAAAAAGTATAATTTCCTCCCAGATGATGAAATTGGATATCGTATCCAAGAGGATGGTTCTCGAGTTGTAGATGAAGAGGACCCTGATGAAATTGAACCCAATCCAATGGTCGTCTAAAGGCCTTCATGGAAAAGTATTCTATCACTAATATGGGTGTGTTTAATCTCCAGTATAAATACAATATAATTTGGGCTCCTGTTCAAGAGCGAATTTCTCCTTCAATCTTTGGAGTTCATCCAGATGCTTATCTGTTTCCAGTGAAGCTTCCCAATTGTCGTAGATTCCGAACTCCACAATCTTAAAACCATACACACATGCAACTTTGTACAGATCAGTCTCCTCTTTGCTGTAGAGTGTATTCACATATTGGACGAACTTAGCGTTGAAGTCACTGTCTTTGAGAATCTTTTTAATAGCATCCATGTAGGAATAATCCAGATACCTATCTTCCTCATCGTCACTTTCATATTCCTTTACCATGTAAGTTTCCGGATCTAGTAGTCCTAAGATCTCACGCTTTGTTCGACCCACACCATAGTAAAGAATACGAGGACCTGCTGGCATCCTGTGATTATTTTTGAATAAACTTAAAAATAAAACATAAATTTTTTTATAGTAATATATGTTGATGTTCTTGTGTCTGTTTTGGCCATAGTTTTATTGACACACCAATCACACCAATAATGAATACAGCACCAACTATTCCTACAAAACTGTTAATGACTGCTTTAAATAGGCTTCTATACATATTATAACATCGATTATAGATTGGACAAGCCGTCCAGAAATTATCGGTATAACATATGCTTCCATTTGTAGGTATATAATTTAAGGTTTCTGTACATAAGTACGAACCTTTAACATAGATTTGATATGATGTAGGTGCATAGTCTGTTGCCACATAATCACAAATCATATGTGGACATCCTTTCGATGTATCCGTTAAAGTATTTGTTAAAATCATAGTTAAGAGGTATATGAAAATCAGACTTACAGGGAAAGTAATTAATCCAATCTTCTTTTTGGTGCAGTTTTTATGCATTTTGTATGTAAAAAGACTAATAAAAATTTATATTATCATTTTGTGTGTGTCGAAAATGATAATTATTCTAATGTTTATTTCCAAATGGTTGAACCTAGATATATACAAGAAATCACTGATTTAGCACTGACATATAAAGTCCTTGTTATTTTTAAACCACTTAAATAAGTCTGCATGTTTTGATAGTTCTACTTGTGTAATTTATCTAGATATTTCCTATTTACCAATCAGAGCTGATTGTATAAGTTCTTTTTTCATGAATTGGGACATTACCATTGTTATAGAAAAAATATCTGGAATGAATATCATCATCCCTCAGATAGTTCCTGTGTAATTAAAACATGTCTTAAAGCCAAAAGATGGATTGATCGATGGAGTACCCATGAAATGGAGAAAAAATGGTATCCTCGAATGAAATATCACCGATCTTATTATACTAAATATGGAGTAGATTGGTATCGTAAAAATTATTTGTCATGGTTTAGACGAAATCGTATACATAGGAATTGAGCTGTCTCTAGTATTTATGTCTTCTATGAAGACATAAATATACTTAAAACATACATTAAAACCGACCTGACCAGTCCACATAAAAGACCAAACGACCAGTTTTGTATTCCTGATGTTCTCCAAAAGGAACTATCTCGGTTTCTTCTCGTGTATAGGTACGAAACCCAAATTTCTATAATGTTGTGACATATTATTAACTAGATTGCTATTAGATCTTACACCGTCATGTAATACAACAAATGCACCGGACAGTTCCGTATAGCTGTACAGATCTCAATGAACTTCTGAAGATCTTGATAGATCTGAGGAATTACCATAGAAACCAGGTCATTTACTGTCAAGGTAGATATTTTAAGATATGTCATATTATATAATAAGGAAATCCGTTTATATTTTAATGCTTATTACTTTTCAGAATATGTACTAGAATTGGGATTCTCAAACATCTGACGCAAGCTTTGAACATTTACCGATGGTGACAATTTCAAACCTGGATTCCATAAAGGTTTGATAGATTTCAACCCCACACAGTGGAACTTGGGTGGCTTTGGTGGAACTGGAGGTGCACTGGGAGGAACGGTTGAATTTCCTAAAGATTCTTTATATTCCTCATACAACTGAGGATATTTATTGCGAAGTTCTTGATATTTAGAATTATTGGAGGTGTTCATTTTCTATAAAATTGGAAAAAATATATTGATGGATATCAATATACTAGATTTGGATCTGTATTTAGAACATTAAAGCCGATACCAGTGTTTCGATAAACTTCATTATTCTTAATAACAACACCACTACCATTACATATCATCTTAATACCATCTAATGTATTATATGCCAATGTGTTCTTCTGAATGAGAACATTAGATATAGGAAATTCTGGTGAACCAGAATGTGTTGCTAAAGCACTACCATTACTATTAAGAGTGTAGTTTTCAATGGTTACTTTAAAGATTGGAGCTGATCAGGTGCACGTGGATGAACATTGACATCAGCAGCTATCGTTGAGGTAGTTTAATTGTCCTGTACTACACAGTTTGGAATTATACCATTAGGTGATTGTTTGAAATCTTCCTTAGTAATGATAAACGCATTTTTATTACAATTCTTAAAATCTTTAGAAAAAGCACCCGAAATTGGAACAGATTCACAATCGTTAGATTAACAGATGATTTGACTGTAGACTAAAACGGTGTTTGTTAGGACTTGTCTACTTTGAGGACGTAAGTTAAGAATAATTTTAGATGACATGTTATTAGATATTAAATTTTTAGTTTTAGAAGTATATCCTGAACAATTAGATATATGTATTTTTTGAAAATACATATATCTTTATTTAGTCAAAGCATATTCTAACCAAACATCTCTCCATGTTGTTCGATTATCAAAGGTTGGATTTGGTTTAATATCATTTAGAGGATATTGTAATTTAACTGGTGTTACACCAATATCTTGCCATTCAGTTTGATCGAACCAGCCTGGAAGTAAAAGAGCTGGTATTGTCCAAGTTTGTTGATTTGCGATACTGCCATGACGATCATACATGAGAATACCAGCTTCACCTACCAAATAAGTTGCTGTTCTGGGTTCACCTGAAGCTGTCTTCAGATTATGATTAATTGGATCTAAAGCTAAACCATCATAAAGTTTAACGCCTGACCATAAACGACCATCAATATCACCAAAGATACGACAAATTACATTACCTCCAAGATCATGAACCTGACTATTAGGATCAGGTCCAATATAATAATGTGGGAATTCATCACCACCACTAGCTGAATGTGTAGAATCTAACACTATTAAATCTATACGTTTAGTCGTAGATCTAACTGTGCTACCAGGGAAAGCAGCTTCAGCGGCACGAACTAAAACTTGTCCTTTATCACCGGATAGAGCATTAAAGACTGTTTGTTCAACATTGGGATCAATAAGAAGAGGACCATTAAAGGCTGGACCTGCAAATGCTAAGAACTTAGTATCACCTGGACGATCATCACCAAACAGAGCAGCAATACCTATATCTGCTTGGGCAAATCCACCAGCATTGTTACGAATATCTAAAATGAATCGATCAGGGTTAAATGAGTTTAGTTGTTTTGTTAATGATGCCCATGCAGCTGTCCAAATACCTGTAGCTCGAGCAGGGAAATTCTTAGGACCAAAGACAAGAGGTCGTGTTACGACCTCATAAATTGGTGCATCAGGTCCATCTTCTGATTGAATACGAATATATGCGATAACTTGTCCATTACTAAATTCGGGACGAACAATACCTCCAAAATATGATAAGGCAGCAGATTCCTCAGTATCTGGATCACCATCAGCAGCAGCATAATAACGATATTCATGAGTTCCAAATTCATCTATTAAAGGATATGGTTTAATACCCCATTTATTAACAGTCCAGACAACTTCTGATCCGTTATTGGGATAACCTTTATCTACTAACATTCCAGTAATGGGTTGATCTGGAAGGATGGGTCCTGTAATAGCAAAGAACATATTATAAGTTCTTTCGATATCCAGATAGTTAAATAATGGAATATCATAACTAAAATATGGATCAAAATCAGCCATCCCTAGACCGAAAGGATCATTCAAATTGAAGGTTGGGAAAGCTAATCTTCTATTAATGATAGAAGGACTCCAATATAAATTGAAAGAATTAGACTGATAGGTCCTGAAACGAATTGTCAATAAAGTTAAAGTACCATCCGCAATTCCTTCTTTCAATTGAATGAATGTTTCTGGTATAGTATTAGTACTTGCATTATACCATACTCGTACACGAGTATGTGTACCTGGACCAAAAGATGTAACTGCAAAATCGATGACAGCAGCCATAAATTCACGATAACCAATATCTGATGTAATAGGACCATGTCGTGCCTCCAACGTAGCAATACCATGAATGTTTGGATTATAATCTTCTTGAATGCCGGATGTGTCTACATCTACGTAAATAAAAGGTTGACGAGATTCAGGGACCTGCCATGGATAAGGTGTGCTATCACTAATAGCTGATGGTGGATTAGGTGCAACTTTATGTGTTCCATTAAGGATAGCATACGCACCTTTGAAGCCTGTAATAGTAACTGAACTACACTCATTAAAGTGATGAACTTCTTCTGTATGAATGGTGGTTATTGGAAAATCATCAGGGAATTGGGTTTTCCAAACACCTATCCATTTACCACCTCGGTATGCGGTAGATGAACGAGCAGTTCTAACAACTCCAGTCTTTAAGAAAGTATCAAAAAGAGCGTTATAATTGTCCCAGCCAATCCAGTTAACTTGATTGAGAGAATATGTCTTTTGAGGTTGTGTCAGCCAACCCCAGAAATCTTTAATATATAAAAACATGTTGACTGGATCGGTCCAGTCTACTTTCGATGGTAAATGATTATATTGAAGATTATCCGGTGGACCGGGGAGACGTCGATATTGCATAAGTGTCTCTACATATCCATCATTCGGATCATCAGATGTACCATCCAAGTTTGACCATAAATAAGCGTAAGCCAGATTATCATCATCATCTTGAATTCTAAAAGTTGAACGTAGGTTTTCAGTGCTTAGGACAGGTAAGAAATTTAAAAATCTAAGAGAACGTGGACCTAAAACTTCAACAGGACATTGATCACCTTCAGTTGTTGGAACTTGTCGAGAAAATCTATCATTAGCATTAAGTTCTCTTGGGAAAGTTTGGGTACCATCAAACCATTTTGCTTTTGGATTACCATCGGCATCTCTGAAGAAATTAATTAAAGTAGCCGTATCCCAATCATCAATAGTCGTTAAAATCCACCAACCCTCAAAAAATGCAAATAAATCTGGTTTTGGTTTACACTTCTCTTTACACTTTTCAATACACTCTTTAATACACTTACATTTATCATTGCATTTATGCTTACATTTATGCTTGCATTTCTGTTCACATTTACATAAACATTCATCATGTTTAGATTGTTTGGGTTCTTTAGTGTTTTTAGATTGTTTGGGTTCTTCGCCTTGATCATCTTGCTTAGTTAAGGTTTTAAGTTTAGATATATCCATTTTAACACTCTTGATATAAGTTTCAATATCCTTCTTTTCGGCAATTTGAAGAAGGCGTAAATTCATATCTCGTTTACTTTCTCCAGGTAAACGAATGCTTCTTTTAGAGAAACTTATGTCTGATGTATTGAGATGTTTGTCGCGAATATTTGTGTTCATTTTATATGTTTACTAAAAAAAACAGATTTTTTCGATTAATACATCTTATAATTCGAATATTCCATAAAAAATTAGACATTTAGGAAATGCTATCTTTTACCGGATTTATATTTTCGAAGACTTATAATTATCTGAAATCTTTTTGGATATCAAAACATACAAAACATATAAAACATATTTCACAGGGAGAACAACAATGTAAACACATTTTAGAGGACTTATATCCAGGTTATGATTTTATTTCTGTTCGTCCCAGATTTTTGAAAAACCCTGAAACAGGTAAAAATCTTGAATTAGACTGTTATAACGCCAAACTTAAATTAGCTGTTGAATATCAAGGTGAACAACATTATCGTTTTAACAAATATTATCATAATAATATATATGATTTGTATGCACAATTAGAACGAGATATGCTTAAACAACGATTATGTGTTGAACACGGTATTAAACTTATCGTTGTTCCTTATACTATCAAAGATATTCGAGAATATTTAGTATGGATATTGTCAAGAGATCCAAATCTAAATCCAAACAGATATAAGACTTCAATATGGAATCGTCTCCTTCGAAAATGATATATCATATATATGATATTTGATATATGATATATGATATATGATATATGATATATGATATATTCCAAATTATTCGTTATAGATTTTTAGTGTTCTGGCACTAGGGTCATTGGTTTCCTGTGTAAACTTAGGCATCCAATAATACGGTATAACATGCTGATTGTTACCAAAATATTCTTTAAATTTTCTCATATAATAATATGATTCTTTGGTATATGGCATATCCGATGATGTTCTAGTAGATAAATATGCATTGAACTCTTCATCATTAATTATTACGTTAAAGTACTTCTGTAATACACAATACCATGAATTCTCCATCGTTGACACTGCATCACTAAAAGCGTTTTTCGTCCTAAAAAGGACGCTTTCAGGAATAAGATGTAAAGATTGAAAGGCTTTTCTTAATAATGCTTTTTCCATTCCTTTTTCAGGGACCACATAATCCGGATTTAATGATAACACATAATCAATAAGATTAGTGTCTGCATAGGGCAATCTTACTTCTAGACCATGATAAGCCATGCATCGATCTGTTCGTAAACCGTCAAATCTATGAACATCTCGAATTAATCGGATACTATCTTCATGGGCCACTTTTGCATTTGGTGCATATTTCTCATACAAATAACCTAAAAATAGTTCATCACTGTTTTCACCTACTAATAGAACTTTTACATTTGTATTTTCGGCAATATATTTAGCGACTAATCGTTGCATAACGGAAGCTCGTATAGTTGTTATATCCCAAGTTTCGGTACAGTAAATAGTTTCATCAATAGCCTCTAGTGCCGTTTTAAAATCAACTTCTATAACATGATGTGATAAATTCAATTCCGATGCTACCAATTTAGCATATTTAATATCTGGAGGTTCTTCACTATTGGAGGATATCTTAAAGCCAATAGTAAAAACTGGAAATTTGAGTTCTGGTTGTAACATTTTAACGATTCCAACAATCAGAGAACTATCTAAACCTCCAGATAATAAACAACCAAACGGTCGATCAGTGCATAATCGTTGATGTACTGCATGAATTAGTAATTCTCGTATTTTAGCATAGACATTATCTAACGATGTATCCTGTATCAGTGTATGGGTAGGTACTTCATAATATGGAATCGTGTTAAAATTGTTATTTTCGTAAATACTATAATGTCCAGGTGGAAAAACATTTACATGTTCAAATAAGTTGGAAAGTCCCTTTAACTCCGAGGAAAAGGCTAATCTCGAACCATCCCATCCATAAAAAAGAGGTCGAACACCAATAGGATCTCTACCAGCTAGAACCCTAAATGAACCATCTGTATGAACATCTATTAGAATACAAACAAATTCACTACCAAGTAATTTAATAAATTGTGGACCTAATCTTTCATATAAAGGAATAATAATTTCACAATCAGAACCCGATTGCATAGAAATATCATAATCTTGTGCTAACTTTTTATGATCATAGATTTCTCCATTACAAATTACATACACATAAGAGCCATCTGGTCGAACATGATAAAATGGTTGATTACCTTTTGGTGTAACATCCATAATAGCTAATCTATGAAATCCGAGATAACAATCATGAGTTTTTGTGGATATTCTTGATAGTGAGGTATAATCTGGTCCTCGATGTGAAATTTTCATAAACGATGAATAATCCAATTTAGATCCTTTTTGTACAATGAAGGCCCAAATACCACACATTTCTTATATTTCTATATTTAGTATATGTATATTATATCAATTTTACATCCATGTTTTTGTAGCATCAGTATTTTCTCCTTTGACTTTAATACATTGGTGAACTTTCAAGGCGTGTTCGTTTGTTAGAGAAAATGGACTTTGGTAGCCAGACATGATTATTTCCTTAGGAAGAAATAATTTTTGTCCAATTTCGTGATAGAACACATATGTGTTTATGACAGGCATTACCTGTCTGAACAAGTGCATCCAGGACACCAAGGATCGTAAGCTCGTTCCTATGTATGGTAGCAACCATCTTACTCTTTCAGGGAAGAAGTATGATAATCCCTACAGCAACAAGGACATGCTTGGTCATTTGGAAATAGTTCGTCGGGCTATCAAGATGCAGAATCGAGGTTGGAGTCTCTTACCTCACATCAATGGTGATGAGCTCAAGTTCAACTGTTACAGAGGTCTACTCCACTGCACAATTTGCAACAATGTCAATGAGATTTGTAAAAGAGGCATACAGCTGGAGTGTGGCTGTAAGTTCCATGCTAACTGCTTGTTCTTTCATGTGATCACGAACAAGAATTATGCTCTCGTGAAGTGTCCAATCTGCAAAGACTAACTTCTAACTATAAGAACAAGGACTGATGATACCCCAAAACAATAATGCCCAATCTATAGAGACTACATTCTAACCATAAGAACAAGGAGTGAACATATTGATGATACACAAAACATATGTGACAACAGTCACATATGTGACAACAGTCACATATGTTTCATAATTTAAGTATAGAGGATTCTAATGTCATTCTAAGCTCATATGTAGTTACATCAAGTCGTCGGTCCGTAATCATAATAAACACATTCTTATACATACATAAAATTGAGAATCAGTTCTACATTAATAGATTTCATGTCTTCCTTCTAAATTGTATATTTACACTCATCAAATCTAACAATATATAATTAATTCTGGTCAACACTTGAGTTACTGAAAGTACTATCCGAATGTACCACATTGTAGGCTTAATGTGAAGCTCCTTTTGTTCCTTTTCATAATCATTATCGTATTCAGTCCCAACATACTGAGGTTTCTCGGATCGAGAAGTATACTTCTCTATCCAATAGCTTCTTCAAGATGGGTGAAGACTTTCCTATATCTTTTTATAATCTCAGTAAATGAACACTACTTAGTATATTCTTTTACATTACAACAATGTTTCTTAAGTTATCAATAATTGGTACCATATTTTTTGTGAGCGTCACAGTGTGAATATATATCTGGAATTTTCCATTTTATAATGTGTTGTAATGAATAATAGACTTCGCTTTCTGCTTCATGATCTAAACATCTCAAATGCCATTGGACTTCCGGAATATAATAGTCTTCTCCAAAACCATTTGGATAATGACCAAAAACAATATTTAGTGGTGTAACATGACGAATCTGAATATTATTCTTGCAATTCTTATAATGAATTTGGACAGTTCTTTGACCTATATCATGATGGCTCGGATTATTGGGGTTTTTATGATTAGGCTGATAACTCCAATGACTATTACGAGTTACACGAAGTGGAATCAATCTTGATCTATTACAAGTCCTGGTCAACATTTTAATTGAAAAATGAGATTTATTTAGATAATCAATTTTAAGTTAGATTATTTAAATACGATTATTTTGAAGGTAAAATTTTTAGATTAGAATCGGATAAACCCTGGAAATTTTACCATCAAGTAATAGATTTGCCCAAAGATGAATAAAAAAATAGTTCGAGATGAAATAATTATGTTAAGGTTTACATTATGTATATCACATGAAATGACATGGAATGTGAATAGTATACAAATTAAAGTACATACAAATGAATATATATGGTGTTTAAAGACACTATATATAGATGATTTTTTTGTAAAAGACAAATTTATGTTGGATGTGTAATGCAAGAAATTTACTGAAATATTCAATTCAACAAATTTTTCGCATTTTTTCGTCATACTTTCAAAAGTATTCTAGCTAAAATGGAAATCCTATCTAATCGTAATTCTAAATCGATGCCGTCCAAGCATGAAGAGCATCATCATCAATTCGATGATTTTATACCGCATGGAATGATAGCTCATGAAGTAGAATTAAATTCTAATCCATATGAACTTTTTATTAACTTTGACGATAAATCCTATGAATCTATTCAAGATCTTCTGGATAATCGCCGATCACCTATTCGAAGACAACGTCATCAAAGAAAAGATTCTTCATCTACCTTAGAATATGATGATATCTCTTTAATTTTGTCGACTTGCAATGGTACATCAAAATCTAAGGGTAGCTATAAGGTTTCATCTTGTTCATCAGATACCACCTGTTCATCAACTATCTCAGATTCATGTCCAACCTCATCTGTCTGTCGATCTTATTATTCGGCATGCTCCTCATCTAATTCATGTCCTTCTAGTTCATCTTCAAGTTCATGTCCTTCCTCCTCATCTAATTCATGTCCTTCTAGTTCCTCCAGTTGTTCGAATTCTTGTCCTTCCAGTTCCTCCAATTGTTTGAATTCTTGTCCATCATCATCAAGTGGCACATGTCTATCTTCATCAAATTGTAATGTAAGCTCAAATTGTGGATCTTGGTATTCTACATCCGGCTCTAGTTGTCTATCTACACTAACATCATCCTGTACTTCATCTTCCCCCAGCTGTCCTACATCTAGTTGTCCTTCATCATCCTCATCCTCATCTTGTTGTCCTTCTTCATCATCGTTATCTTGTTGTCCATCACCATCATCTTGTTGTTCTTCTTCATCATCATCATCTTGTTGTCCGTCTTCATCATCTGGTTGTAATACTTGTTCAAAATCTTCATCTTGCTGTCCTTCCTCATCAAGTTGCACCAGTTCATCTTATTGTAATTCATGTGATTCTGTCTGTCCGTCAACTTCATCTACTAGCTCTTGCAATTCTTGTGATGATTCATGTCCAACCGATAGCTCAAGATGTCCAACCGATAGCTCAAGCTGTCCAACCGATAGCTCAAGCTGTCCAACCGATAGCTCAAGCTGTCCAACCAATAGCTCAAGCTGTCCAACCGATAGCTCAAGATGTCCAACCGATAGCTCAAGCTGTCCAACCGATAGCTCAAGATCAGTTGCTTACTGTTCAGAAACTACATCAGATCGTTTACCTACGGAGTTAAGATCACCATGTACAGTTTCTTCATGTCCCTTCAGTGATTCTAGTTCGGAATCAATATCTGAATCCAGTTTGAGTTCCGATTCCATTTATTCGAAATCATCATGTCCTTCAATATCTTCGAAATCATCATGTCCTTCAGTATCTTCACAATCATCCCTAGGAAATTGTGATAATGATTATCCTCGTCTTCGTGGTCAAAAAGGTCCCCCAGGTCCTCAAGGACCTATGGGTCCTGCAGGCCTTTGTGCTTGCAGTGGTCGAGCTGGTCATGGTCATCTAACTCCAATTGAATATAGAAAGAATATTATAAATGTAGATTCTTCTTATGGTAGTGATAAGAAAGGACAACGAGAGGGATACGCTTTTAAGACTTTTATGAAAGCACTATCAGCTGCTAAACCTGGAGATACTGTTTATCTACGAGCTGGAGAATACGATTCTCTTCAATTAAAACCGCAAGTTAACATTATTGGTAAAGGAAAAGTTATCGTCCATGATTTAACTGCACCTAACCATTCTACTGAAATTAATGCCAGTGTTGAAGGAATCACATTCGCTTCAAGAAAAGGTCCATTTGTAATTCGTGGTTATGGAGGTCTAAAATTCAAACGCTGCGATTTCGAAACTAATACAGTGTATAGACCTGGTGGAGTTTTAGGTGTTGTTATTGGTGATTCATCGGTGGACTTTGAAAATTGTACTTTCTATGCACAAGCAACAACTCAACATGAAAATGTTAGATCCTTCTATGTAGTTGGTGGTCAATCTAAAGTTCTCATCTTTAATTCTCAGATAGTTATTCAAGGATCTCGATATAATAATCTTGGAATTCTTGAACTAGCTACATCAAGTCCAAATAGATCCGTCTGTTATTTCAGTGGTAATGAAATTAATATTAATGATCTCGGTCAGAGCAGAATCACCATGGTAAATGGTGTAAATTCTAATGCTCTAGTTACATTTAATGATAACGGTATTCATGTTAACTCACCTGAAGCTGGTGAATTTAATCTAGCAACATCTGTAGGTGGACAAAATGATACTCTTATTGTATCCGGAAATAAAATCAGTTTCCTTCATCCTTCTAAATGGGTTGGTCATGTTAACATAGGATCTGCAGATAATGATAGTACCAGCGTTATAGCAAATGGAAACACCTTCAATATAAATGACCATGTTAGAGGCCATCATAGTGGAAAAGGACGTGTTCATCATACTTCCTATACCAACCACGGTCTATGTGGTAATATTGGATCTAACTCTATTCGAGTAGTTTCTCAAAATACTACACTTGATCATTCAGATTCCAATGTGTGTATTATAACTTCCAATCCAGTTACACTAACTTTACCTAAGTTGAATGGACCATCCACCATGGATGATCGTGTAGAATCTCATTGTATCGAAATTAAACCTCTTCATCGAACTCAGCATAAGATTGTTCCTGCTAATGGTGATACTATAGATATGAACAAATCATACATAACCATGAATGGTAATACCGTTAAACTCAGATCTTGGGGTAATACCTGGTTAAACTTTTAAATTGATATAATTGTATATACAATTATATCATAGTTTCACAAATAGTTTCGTAGATACTTTAACCAGACTCAGAATCTACGTATACCATTGCTATATTCACAAGCTTTCCACCTACTGAAGCCTGACCATACTCAATATCGCTCAGGCCACACATGTGACAATAATCTACATCATAAAGAAGAATATTATAGAGAGGAAAGATTTCTTCGAACTTATTAGCTCGAAAGATAATTGTTCCTGAACCCTTATTATATTTAAGTTTTCCAGTCATTAACTCAGCTACTGCTGTCTGAAGATCATCAACTTCATTTTCGTCGACATCCTCACTTAGTAAAGTTCGTTCATACTTAATGGTCTGAATGAATTCCTTATTCTCGAGAACTTCAAGATTATTATATCTAGGCATCTTAACAATATGACCTTCCTTATCATTTACATTTTCACTACGTGGAATGTATTCATATATGGAAGCATAGACATATAGTGGTTTTGTTTTCATTTCATTTCATTTCATTTCATTTCATTTCATTTCATTTCATTTCATTTCATTTCATTTCATTTCATTTCATTTCATTTCATTTCATTTTCTAGAGCTTTAAACAGCTTATCCTTGTTTTTTTACGCTCAGGATTAACGATTCGGTCTACGTAATCCGTTTGGAAAACAATATAGTCAATTGGCAAGTTAATTTTACGTGCCATGTTATAATTAACTTCAATATAGAAATTAAATAATCAATTTAATGCACATAAGTGGAGTCCACTTATATATAATTAAGATGTCTTGAAAGATTGGTTGAAGATGAGCATACAGGTTTTATCACCTTTGGTGAAATCGAATTTACGTGTCATCATAAGTGCAAATTGGGCATCTCGTGTTTTAGGGTCATAAGTAATAAAAGCGATTCGCTTATTATTAATCGTTACAAATGGATATGTATCCATAACAGTTTCACCATTAACTTTTCTTTTAACTTTTGTTTTTGTATCACTAGCATAAGGGGAGAAGACATCTTTCAGATCCTTTTCAGATATCCATATGGGTATATTTCGTCCACATAAAATATTATGAACAAATTTGTCGTCTACTTCACCTACCCGAGCAGGTCCAACTTCAAATTTAAGATAATCAGGAACTTCGATTTTTAAATCTTCTTTCCAAGTGCCATTTTGACGGGCTAAAGCTTCTTGTTGAATCCGATAGATCTCTTTTTGATTATCATCCAATTGATAATCTGGCAACACCATTAAGGGTGGTAGGATGACTTTCTTAACTGGTCGAGTATATTTAGCTTCCTCTTCCTCTTCCTCTTCAATAATATCACACCAAGATTTTCCCTTATTTTTAGCCAATTCTTCTTCCAATGATCTTATAGGACGAGGTTCAGCTGGAGGAACCCAATTTGGATCTTCTCGCCATTCCACTCGTTCAGAACCATCCGGATTTTTCCCAATTAACATATAATAAACTTCAGTATTCGTAAACCATACGTATCCATATCCATAATTCTTACCCGATCGGTCTACAATAATATTTACTTTAAATTTGGTAGTAACCGGCCTTTTGAGATCCACTGATACATTCTTAAGACTTAATTTAATAGAATTTATAAGTTGCTCAGTTGTAGCTACCCCTGTATTAACATAAATAATATGTGGATTATAATAGTGTGGACTCATCTTCTTATTTTGTTTAGAGATCTCTTTTTGATCTAAATCTGGGATTTGTGTTGCCATTTTAAGATCTTTTTTTTCTTTTTCCGTTTAATGGAACTTACGTGAGGGAAAGACTTATTTTTATAAAAATCTAAAGACGAAAGTAATCAATTTTCTAATATATCAAATTTCATATCTTAAGATAGTTACGAATTAAAGAACATTTTATGTTATAATAGAAAGATATAATAGAAAATGTCAAAACCTTCACTCAGTGATAAGTCAAATCTAGAAACCATAGATTCCTCTCAGAACTCCCAGACATCACAAAACTCTCAAACTTTAACGAGTGAACTTCGTGAACTTAATAATCATCCACATAATAGTAGGTTCGTAGAAGCTGTAAGTTCTTCCGATTTAGAAACATTATCTGAAGGTAATTTTATATCTAACCATCATCATGAACCAGATTGTGTGTGTTCAGATTGTTTGAGACAATCTTTACAGAACACTCCTCTAGCTGAACGATTTAATCAGGTTAATTTACAAGACCAATTCGATCAGGTTAATTTACAAGACCAATTCGATCAGGTTAATTTACCTTCAGTTGGTCAACTGAATGTACCAGACCAATTTGATCAAATCCCATTTTCGATGCGTGAAAATGGACTTCCTGATCCTGGTGAATTGATAAGTAATCAAAATTTGCAATTTAATCAAGTTCCACAAGTTAATTTGCAATTTAATCAAGTTCCACAAGTTAATTTGAAATCTAATCAAGTTCCACAAGTTAATTTGAAATCTAATCAAGTTCCACAAGTTAATCAAGGTTCTATTCGAGAGAGAATTATCCAAGGACCAGCTGGAGACCCAGGTCCTTCAGGACCTCAAGGTCCTCAAGGACCTCAAGGTGCTCAAGGTTCTCGTGGTCCTCGCGGTGAGAAGGGTGATCCTGGTGAGCCTGGTCAACAAGGTCCTGCAGGACCCATTGGTGTTCGAGGTTATCAAGGACCTCAAGGTCCTCAAGGCATGCAAGGATCTCCCGGTTTAGCTGGCCCCATGGGTCCTATAGGACCACGTGGACCTCAAGGACCGAAAGGTGAAGATGGTCGCCCTGGTGAAGCGGGTCCAATGGGTCCTCCTGGTATACAAGGACCACCTGGAAAGCCTGGACCTCAAGGATGTCAGGGTCCTGTAGGTAAACAGGGTCCTCAAGGAGCTCAGGGACCACCTGGTGAACGTGGTAAGCGTGGGCGTATAGGGTATCAAGGTCCACAAGGAGAACAAGGTCCACAAGGAGAAGAAGGCCCACAAGGACCCCAAGGACCCCAAGGACCTCAAGGATCTCAAGGACCTCCTGGAGAGAAAGCTCCATTATCCTTTAAGTTATATGAAATTGTATATTTTGATATTAATAGTGCGTCTTCGTCTAATCCAAGAGCTGTTGATAACTATACTATTTTAATGCAAGATCCTGTTATTTCTCGAAGTATAATTTCTTTCAGTAATATCGGTAAAGGATGTAATCAAGTTGTTTTAGATGTCAGTTGTATGTGTACACCAATCACTGAAATTACATCTACCGTGGTGTATCATAATGGAGATAATTTGGTAACCATAGTTCCAAGTGTAAAAGCTATAAGTAAATCTACATTTAAACTAACCTTTACAATTTCTCAACATGCAACTGGACTTGGAACTTTATCAATTCGTTTTATTTAAATCCATAGATCTGTGTACACAGATCTATTGTATTCGATTTAAGCTTTCTCAATATCTGTAAGTTCATCTACAATCCTATTGTAAAGGTCCTCCTCAGTTCCAAAAGTTTGTAGATCGAGTTCTCCTGCTATTTGACCCATTAGTGTTATAATATCTCTTGTTGAGACCTCGTGTGTCAGATACTCTATCTGGAGTCAACCACCCCATCCGAACATCTTCAACTTCTTCAAATTCATCAGGTTTATCCTGAAAACCATCGGACGGTTTATTTTTCCAGGATGGTGGTAACTGGAGTTGTCTAGATCTTATAGACTGGTACGGTATTGTTGATGATCTTCCACTTGATGATAATGTTGCCAGATCTAATTCAGGTCGAGTTGTTCTTGTTTCAGGTGATTGTCTAGATAGTGGTAATTGTATTTGTCCAGATGGAGGTCGAGGTCTCACAGGTTCATAAGGTACTCTAGGTGAACCTGTTCTTGGTTGATATGATGGTCTCTGTGACATCGTTGGTCTATAAGATGGTTGATAAGATGGTCGAAGAGGTTCTTTACTTTGAGAAGCTTGATATCCTCCATATAAGGGTTGTTTTCCGCGGCGAGTATCCCAAAGGATTTCGATTTCATTTCGTTTAGCACTTGAGAAATACATCCATATAATATTCGGAATTGATCGAATAAACGCAATCAATTCATTACGATTAAATGTTCTTGGATTCTCATAATCTTCAAGTACCCAAACTCCTGGACCTTTGGCTCTAAAGGTATAAACTTTTTGTCCTAATTGTGCATGACTTCCTGTAATATGAATACTACCTTTATTATATTCAATTTCCGGAAGACGTCTCTCAAGATAATGAAAAGCTAAGCTTAAACTAGGTTGAATACGATCAACTTCAATATATTGCATGATTATTTTCTGTAAAAGCAAAAAAAATATTTTCATCAATTTATGTTAATTTCAAGAACATCATTCATCTGTATTAATTTATATATTTCATTGATCTGTATTAATTTATATATTTTCATTGATCTGTATTAATTTATATATTTTCATTGATCTGTATTAATTTATATATTTCATTGATCTGTATTAATTTATATATTTCATTGATCTGTATTAATTTATATATTTTCATTGATCTGTATTAATCTGTTAAGAATTTCTCAAGATTAGATGCTTTCAATGCTGATAATGGAATAGTTCTAGGAATAAGTAAACTTATTTTATTAAAGAATTTACATTGGGATACTGCCCATGGAGTTAAAAACCACCCTTGATTCCACAGTTCAGATACAACACTTTGAAGTTTAGAACCTAATATTGGAGATCCAGTAGTATCAATATCAAAAAGATCTTGTAGACTACCATCATCAAATTGAACTTGAACGGTGTGATCTTGAATTATTATAGAACCTTCACACGGTTCTATGGGTGGAATTGGAAGAGAACTTAATAACCCAGGAATTGGCCCAATGGAATAAAGGCCATACATACCTAATGGATATAAACGGAAACTGTAAATAGCAGATTCGGAAACAGCTTGTCCAGTTTTTGGATTTAATAAATTGGTTGACAGAATTTTTCTAAAGGCATTTCTAGAAAAGCACACTCCATCATCAACGATTAAACTTAAAAGAGTACCTAAGTCTCCATTTTGCTGACCACATTCATTATTTAAATAAGCTCGGAATTGTTCTGTCTTTTCTTGAATTTCTATTTCGTTAATAATAGGAATCGTTTGATTGGGAAAGATTCCATTAGGACTTTCATTATCTACAACAATATATCGACCATACGATGGTACTTCTACAATCATCGGATGTAAATCTGGTCTCTCTACGGCAATCTTCCAACGTAACGCAACACAAGCATTTATATTAGAACATCCTTGAATAAACCAGAGTCCACTACTTTGAATGTAAAACTCTAATTTTTTCTTGAAAGATAACACTTCTTCATATCGAAAGAACATTCCGGTAACAGCAAGATTACATCCTACATTTAAGTGAGGTATATAGATAATCAATTCTGGGTTTATAAGGAGGAGTTGGGTATATGCTAAAATAGCAGCATACTTAATTTTGGCACGATTAGGACCTGTAGGTTCTAGAAGTTCCATCCAAAATCCATCAATAACATACGTAGGAAACAGTTCTTTTTTGATATTAATTAGACTTTGTTGAAACCATTCTTGTGCCGACATCGAAAAATTAAGTTCCGTCTTAAGAATTAAAATATTAGAAATGTGTTCATTTGATGGATCTAAGTATATATTTTCCAATGAAATGAGATCAATAACTTGAGTTTCCCATGCTCGAGCTATTTCTCCATAAAGATCATTATCGGTTGGACTAATTATGGAAATTGGCAAGGCAAAATAACCTTCTCGATGTTTATTTTGTAAAATCGACAATATACGATTCTTAAAATCTTCATGTTGAATTAGGATCTCTGTAGGAGCATTTCTGGGAATTTGAATTACAGCTAGAGAACGGAACCATCGAACTCCTTGAATTTCATTAGAATCCGCTGATCGTGGAATATCTTTTAAAGCTTGCCATATTAATAAATCTGATGAAAGAAATTCATATCCTCGATAAATATCTGGATTACATTGAGTTAACACATTAGTAATTTCTTCCTCTTTAAGGTAAACTGCAGTATTATTAGAAGTAATCGGTGAAAAAACATATAAATTCTGTCCATCGTCCTGTTCCCTATACGATGTAGTTATAATAGTAGTTACAGGAATTCCTGTTAAATCTTTAATTAATTGCATAAGAATAGATATTATTCCTTGATTATCCTGAGGTTGTGAAAATAAAGATATTGTTAGTGGATAATATTGAATATTATTAATTACAGTATTAAAGTGGTCTTCAAATGCTACTCGATCAGAATCTGAAAATGTACTCGGATATTGATATGACATTTCATATCTATACATACCAGTACCTAAATTTGTAGATGTCAATGCAACAACCATAACTGATGTTAAAACTTGTTGCAGTTCGTTTAGCTCAACTCGATGAAGGTCCGGTCGGGATACGAAAGTCCGTGTAATAATCGATTGCTGGATAAAGTTCATCTTTATAAAGATTTTAAAATCTGTATCCGTTTATTCTTATAATGCTTTATATGTAAAATTATTTTAGAAAATTCATATATACCATATGAATTCTCTATCATTCCTTAATATTTTAATATTCTTTAATATTCTTTAATATTCTTTAATATTCTTTAATATTCTTTAATATGCTTTTTGTTTTAAGTCTAAGAATTCTCGTAGTTGTTGAGTGGCCAATTCAAAATTAACTTCTGGTGGGACTTTACATGAAAATACAAAAGGACGTTGTGGATCTATTACACGATAAAGAACACAAGAAGATTCTGGATATAAGCTTTTAGCATACTCTTTAAAGTCCTCAAAGGTATCATCGGATGATGAAGCTAAAGGAATTATATATCCACTAGCCTTCTGTATTTCTGGATATATTCTAGAAACTAATCTCTGAGTGGATTGTAAATTTTTCGCTGGTATCATAATCTTGTCACTAATAAACAAGGGTCGATATGGATATAATGCCAGAGCAATTCCGTGTCGAATTGGATAATTTGGTGCTGGTAATGAAATAGATTTTTCACCATGCATTCTCTGTAAAAGAAAATCTACCATATTGGATACAAAACGTTGATCCTGCCAATTTGGAATATATAAGCCATAGTTATTATCATCTACCGCTTCATCATTTGCATCTTCCAGTTGTATATTTCGATCTATCTCCAGATCGGTTAGAGCTTCTGATCCAGTTACATTCCAGGTACCTTCTAAGATATTAAAATCTACTATTTCCTCTTCTGTTATCGGAGGTGTTTCTGGTTCAACAAATATGTTAAGTTGGAGTCCTGTATCTATAGATTGTTGAGGATTAGGAGCTCCATGTAGATTGATAGTGGAAAAGAATTGTCCTATCTCTGCAACGGTTCTTTCTGTTTCTCTGCGAGAACCGGATCCCGCTTTGGATGTTGAAAATGTAGAGTCCCAATCATTAAGTACATTTCCATAACCCGGATCTTGTGTTGCATACCAAGCAGAATCTGTTTGGGGAGGAATTGAAATATAAGGCACATTTAGAAGAGTCGTTCCTGAATTAGGTAAAGATCCTTGTGTATATAGAGGAATAAGAGACCATTGTTGGGCAAAAGTTTGATCACATGTGATAACACCCAATTTATAGTAATTTTCAATTTGATCATGAAGACTTCTTGTGAGAGTATTATAAGTCCCCATATAATCGGTCTTACTATCTAGTTCTATATAAATAGTTCCTTCCTCGATATATGGATTGACTGTAGGAGGTAACGTGAGATATGGTAAAATCATAGATAGCCAAACCTTAGGAAATTTTGAATATCCATATATTGAAAATAGAGGACATGTTCGTGGAGATTCCATGGCCTTATTAACAACATCTTGTAATTTTGTTCTTTCAGCATCTGTTAATTCAACAGGTGTATCTCCATCTAGAACTTGAACTGTAAATACCATCCGTTGATTAAGTTCTGTGCTGATAAGCGAGGGTTGATACGTTCTTTTGATCTGGATTAAGTATAACGATAATTTGGTAGTTAAACAAAAGAGATCATATGGTGTATAATTTACATCTGCTTCTTCAGTGCACATATTCGTTGAGACATTAGGAATCGTTCGATAATATGGTGTTATTACTAGAAAACGATTCATTATTGATCTTTTCTAGTAATAACATAATCTTTAATCGAAAACATATATTATTTTGCTAATATATGTTATGAAATCATTATATTTAAGTAATCATTATAATTATGGAATCCACATGTTTATGGTAATGTGTATTTATTTAATTAAGCAAACTTTAAATTAATTATCATGCTTAGAGAGAGTACTCTCCATTTAAAAATTCTGTGATCAATCAAAAGATCATATGAGCCATATCGCATTATCTAGACTTGCAATTACCGGAAAACTTAATGAATCCACACCTATAATTGTTCTTCAGGAAATTGCAGATGCTCATGGTATCTCGTACAACATTAATTATTTCTCTGATGAGTCCTATATTAGACAAACTATTCAAGAGATTCATCGACATAAAGTTGTAACTGTTCAACCTCCATATACAACCGAACATTATCGATATATTGCTAGGTTTATCAATCCGAAATCCAGTTGGCACATCCAAACCCTTAATATAGCTTTTTTGTTTATTCAACGATATATGGGAGAATATTATGAAATTCCATTAGAACTTGATCAATTAGGTCCACAAACACCTGAACACCCTCAAAGTTTAAATGCATGTATTTTGTACAAACTTTGTCGATATTATCAAATTAATACATATCCACATATGACACTTGAAGATATGGCAATAGCAATTCGACTTCTCTCTCAACCCATATCTATACTTACAGATATATTAAATTCACATATGGAGACTTATTCCAAGTCCACTCTGATTAATATGCTTATTTCAAGTAATAATTGTATGGATAGAAAACCTTTAATAGAGTTTTTCCCTCATTATACAGTTCCCTCTGATAATCCGGAAGAGGTAACCTCAGAATCTTTAGTTGATGATTCTGAATTTACACATGAGGATCTTGATGCCTCATTCCATAATTTAAGAGAAGCTGTTAGTCGATGGAATCGTATTCAGCCAAAAACTAAGGCAGAAGCTATTGTACTTGCAGCTCTTAATTATAAAATTGACATTAGTGGTTCTCAAAATCCTCTTTTGGAATATTCACTCCTTCAAAATCCACCTTATATACCAGCCGATCCTTCTTTACGATCTAAAATTCAAATTTTAGGTCGAGATGCACTTCGACTAGATCATCATTTTAATCCTATGTTACCACCTTCTTGTTATATAGAAGATGATCTACGAGCGATGGCTATTCGAGAGGGATATTTACCATCAGATCTTAGTTTTTCCAATCCGTATGAACTTTTAAGTATAGCGTATGTGTCAAATACTTTTCATGCTGGACCTCAAGATGGTATGTTAAATTCAGAAACACCATTTTCTTTAGATTTAGTTCACGAACTAGATCCTCATGTTATTGTTTGCTATGGGTCTAAAGCTGCAACTCGTGAAATGGGATTAATCGCTTTTCGATATGCAGAATTAGCAGAACAATTCCATCATGCTAAGAATTTTACAAATCCAATGAGAACAACATATCCACATACAGGTGAGATTTTCGAAGCCCTTGCAATTCGAAAACTTAAATTTATCGTTAACACAGCACCATCCGGAGAATCTCAAGAAGCTATGCTAGAAAGACAGCAATTAGCTCAGGCAATTTTAGAAGTCGAATTATTTAATGATTCTAATACACAACAATATCGAGCTTTTTATCAAGTATATCTGTCTGCTGATATATCAACAAAAGAAGCAATTAGAGATGCTATTATAGCTCTGTTTGAATTATCCATGTTTATGAGAGGTTGGGATGGTCATGGAAATTACCCCATTCGAGAAGCTCCAGTTGATAATCAAGAAGAAGTTGATATTCGAGTATCTCAAGGTATATCTCGGTTTGAAGAAAAGTGTTTACATCTAAATGAAATCGGTAATATTATCTTAAATTTACCTCTCCTTCAATATAGAGGTGGTATCTTCTCCGCTTCTACAGATGTTAGTCAAGGTCGAACGATAGAAGAACGCATTCAAATTGTTCGACAAGGTGACAATACAAGTAATACCAATTCTTGTATTCGTTTAAGTTCCAATTGGTTAGCTGCCAGTGCATATCGATATATGCAAATCATTGGATTATCCCCACCTTTCGATATTGAGCTACTCCGAAACATTAGTTAAAATATACTCAAAATAGTTATACTTATTATCCAAAATATTATTTTGAATAATATTTCATTTGTATTATTGTATCAACTATGACATAAAAACTTAAATGTCAGAAAATTCAGAAGAATGTAAATCACTTGATTTTATTAGATTTCCCAACTATCAAGTATCTTAATAGGACATGTTAACATGTCAAAGATAATTATATACTTAAAGGACATTTGATTGATTGATAGTGAGTACATTAGACTAGCTCTAGTTAATTTAAATGGACAGAAAGAACAAAAACTAGTTCATGTTCTTGTTGCTACGGTATTTATTCCTAATCCAGATAACAAACCAACCGTTAACCATAAAGATCATAATCGATCTAACAATCATGTTGAAAATTTAGAATGGGCTACTTTCTCAGAACAAAATAACCATAAAACAAAATCCTTACGTTCAGGAAAGACTTGTTTATCAAATTAATCTTGATGTAACGATTAATAGACACTGGGATAAGATTAATGAAGTTGCACGTGAGCTAGAGGTAATATTACACTAGCATGCAAAGAAACTCAGCGAACAATTGGTGGATTTTATTGGCGATATTGATATGAAATTGATGAGAATACTAATGAAATATGGAAACATGTTCCATTTCCTGAATATGAATTATTACAAGCTTCAAATTTGGGAATGATCAAACGAACAAACGGTAAAATAACATATGGTAGTGTATATAATGGGTATCTTTGTATATCAACCTATAATATAAATGATGCTACTAGGCATAATCTTCGTGTTCATCGATTGGTTATTGCAACTTTTCACGGAAGGAATGATAATTTACTAGTTAATCATAAAGATGGTAATAAGAAAAACAATTGTCCTGAAAATTTAGAATATATGACAAATAGTGAAAACACATTGTACGCTATATCTATTGGATTGCGAACATATAAATCAACTAATACAAGATCATGTATTCAACTTACTATGGATGGAAAATAAATATCTAGATTTAATAGTATACACGAGGCATCTAAGAAAACTGGGATTTCTTAGGAAATATATGTTTAGTTTGCAAAGGTAAGGATAATCGAACTCATACTGGAGGATATATGTGGAAATACGCATAAATTGATTTTTAATATAGAATAATAATAATAATAAGAGTTATACTATGATTCGTCTCGTTAAAGTTCATAAAATCACTGACCAACCTGATGTACCAACAGGTTTCATCCACTTAAATACACTCTCATGATTTCCTAACAATACTCTAAATGTAAATGGGAGAATAATAAAGATTTACGAAATAACTCCGTATTATCTTAAGGATGAGGATGGTAACTTATTCGAAAATAGGTATCAATCATGTAAGCTGTATAAAAAGGTCCACCCTCAACGTCAAGTTTATAATAATATTGTAACGTGGGAATATCCAGAGGAAATTCATGTCAATGATAATTGAGATATATTACCAGCTTATTGGAATTGGCGTCAACGGGTTATGACCAATCCTCATCCTATTCGATATCCTAATGGATTTAAGGGTCGTCATGAATGTTTGTGTGCGTTATGGCCAAATGAGAATGTCACTTATCAACCCTATAATTATTTAACTGCCAGAAAAGAAATCTATTGTAAGCTGTATAGAGACCTTGTTAAGACTACATCAGCTTGGAGAGATCTAAAGGCACTTATAGATTCTGGTCAAAATCTTCAGTTTATTGATATAGATGTTCCACCTGGTAATCCAATAATAGTAACAGAAGAAACTTTCAAGAGATATCTAGTGGATCCTAATATACCCTTTGGACATACATGGAATTTGGCTACTACACTGTTAGAACACGAGGAATGGTTGAATTAGGACTGACTTAGTAATGAATTAACATTGACGACTACATTACTAAGCCACAAAGAATAATTAAATTAGGATTGACTTAGTGAAGAATTAAGATTGACGACTACATTACTAAGCCACAAAGAATAAATAAATTAGGATTGACTTAGTGAAGAATTAAGATTGACGACTACATTACTAAGCCACAAAGAATAAATAAATAAATAAATAAATAAATTAGGATTGACTTAGTGAAGAATTAAGATTGACGACTACATTACTAAGCCACAAAGAATAAATAAATAAATAATTAAATTAGGATTGACTTAGTGAAGAATTAAGATTGACGACTACATTACTAAGCCACAAAGAATAATTAAATTAGGATTGACTTAGTGAAGAATTAAGATTGACGACTACATTACTAAGCCACAAAGAATAAATAAATTAGGATTGACTTAGTGAAGAATTAACATTGACGACTACATTACTAAGCCACAAAGAATAATTAAATTAGGATTGACTTAGTGAAGAATTAAGATTGATAAATTTTGGAGACAAAAAATTTTATGTTTATGTTTAAATATATGGCCGATTTTTCACAATATGATTGGTATGTTTTGACAAAACAGGATCTTCTCCAACAACTTGATCTTATGGGAATTCATCCAGCTGGTAGATCTCGTCTTAGAAAAGACGAAATTATTAACCTCTTAGTACAATCTTTAAATTCTACGCCCAATCCTCAATTTACGGAGCGTGTTGCTAATTTTCTTACGCGAGGAGGTTATCCAGGTCCTATTGAAAGGACAGGTTCCCCAGAACAACTTCGTAGAGGACCTTCCCTTGTTAATCCTCCAATAACATCTGGTCAACCTCACACACCAGGTCCTCAAGTGCCTACACCCTTGCGTGCACAAATTCCAGTTAGTTCACCTATTACTAAACCAATTCAACCTCAACCAGCACCTCTGCAAGCTAGTCCACCTATTACTAGACCAATTCGACCTCAACCAGCACCTCTGCAAGCTAGTCCACCTATTACTAGACTGATTGTTCGTGCTCAGAGTCGACCTGTAACACCAGAAGCTACTGGAGTCATAACTCCACCTCAAGCAGCATCTCCGACAAGTCCTCCACCTGTCACAAGAAGAAGTGGTGGTTCATTTAGACAGAGAAGGGTAGTTATACCACCTCCACAATTTGGACTTTCTGAAGAAGAATTAGAAACGGAAGAAGAACTTCAACCACGAGATGTAACACCACCTCGTCTCGGAAGAGGAGAATTTGAGGCTCCACCATGTGAATTTGTGGAGACAGGTCCATGTGATGAAGGGTTTTCTTTTATTACTTTAGGTATGACCAAAGAAGAAGCTGAACGAGAAATTCCACCAAATCAGAGAATATATCTCCGAATTCGGGATAAAGTAGTTTGTTTCGATGCTTTGGAGTTACAAGATTATTTCACAAGAGGTGAATCAATTCGTCCAGGTATCCTTGAAACTGGGGCTGGTGGTTGTGCCTATACACCTGAACAAAAACAAATGATTTTGAATACTGCACGTCGAATTCGTCCAGAACCAGGTCCTTCAGCAGTCCCAGAACGACTTCCTGTAGTAGAGCCTGTTGAAGTTCCTCTTGAGGGAACTATCCCTCCTCGTGGTGTTCCACCTCTAGGTCCACCTGCTTTAGCACCTATCCCTGTTCTAAGACCTATTGAAGCGCCGGTTCCTCCTGCTGAACCACCTACTCGAGAAAGAACTATAATTAGAGGTCCAAGACCTGTAGATCGTTATCCTATAGTAGGACGAGAACCTACAAGAAGACGTGCACTTTTCACTGAGGAAGAACTTGCAGATATTTCGGAAGAAGAACTTGCCAATTATGCTAATATTTTACGACAAGAACTATTCCGTAGAAGTCAGAGACCTTAATATTTAATAAACCTTATCAATTGATACAAACTGTACTAATTGATAAATCTTAATATTAATAAAACTACCAATTGATACAAACTACCAATTAATAAATCTTAATATTGATACAAACTACCAATTAATAAATCTTAATATTTAATATTGATAAAAACTACCAACTAATAAATCTTAATATTGGTACAAACTGTACTAATTGATAAATCTTAATATTGATAAAAACTACCAATTAATAAATCTTAATATTGATACAAACTACCAATTAATAAATCTTAATATTGATACAAACTACCAACTAATAAATCTTAATATTGATACAAACTACAAACTACAGATTGATACAAACTGTACTAATTGATAAATCTTAATATTGATACAAACTACCAATTAATAAATCTTAATATTTAATATTGATAAAAACTACCAATTAATAAATCTTAAATATTGGTACAAACTGTACTAATTGATAAATCTTAATATTGATAAAAACTACAGATTGATAAATCTTAATATTGATAAAAACTGTACTAATTGATAAATCTTAATATTGATAAAAACTACAGATTGATAAACCTATAAGGAATAAGATTTGAAATGAGAAGTCTATATAGATATAGACTTCTCATTGAGTTTCAATTAATAACCATATCGAGCATTGATACGACCTACACTTGCATTGATATCTATGAAAAATGCAGTTTCACCGGTCTTAGTTTTTATCATTTGGAGTTCACCAGCATCAAAACCATCTTCACCATACGTAAATTGGAAGATGTTTCCATTAGCATTTCTGACACTTCCATCGTAAGCTACACGAATATCTTCAAGAGCTTTCACAATACGATGATGCATAGATCCGGTTTCTGACGTCTTAATAGCTGTATCCATAAGACCCTCACGTCCACCAGCTTGATGGAAGAAAAGTTCTGCTGGTGTAAGACCTTGAAGAAAAGAGTGTTGACAGAATCCATGAGCTTCAATACTTAGATCATTTGGTTCAAAATAAGGAAGACACCTAGATCCTTGTGTCAATGTTGGCTTCAAACGTTCACCCTTAAGGAATTGTTGTCCTAGCAAACCAGTAATTTGAGCAATATTAAGTTCAGCACCCTTAGCACCCGATTTTGTCATAACACGGAGTGCATTGTCTGGTACTAAACTTTCAGTTGTAATTCTGGCACCTATATCTTTGATTGTATTGACATATGTCACGATTTGTTTCTCGTATCTTTCACGTTCTAGAGGATCAGGTGGAGGAGGACCCATAGCTGCCACTTTCAACTGAGCCTTAGCAATTTCTGCTCGAATTAGTTTAGCGTGATTTTCATCCGTCGGTAAACAATCCTTAAGACCAACACTAAATGCACGAGAGGCCAACCATCTGTTGATTACAAAAGGTAAATCTGTCAGAAAATCGGTTGTTCTTTCCTTACCATAATTCTTCCACAAAACTTGTACAATCGAATTAGATGAATTACCAATTTGACTCTTTGTAATTACACCTTGAATAAGAACGCCATCTCGAATTTTAACCTCACCACTATCATAATAGAAATCTGGAGGCAAAAGAGCACTAAAAAGTGCACGTCCTGAACGAGGTGGAATATTGTGAATTTCTAGACGCTCAAACAGAGTTGGAATAGAATCTATAGCTGTAATCAACATCAAACAATCATTGAAATCATCTACATCTACCATAGTATCAGGTTGTGTAAGAAGATACGCTCCTGTCAATGTATCATAGACAGCTGCCATAATTGGACGATTTGTTTGTGGATTCATTATACAATCGGTTACATTGGCAATTGTAGCTGCTTCTGCAATGGCATCCAAAGCTTGCATTGCATGTAAATTACCTTCATCACCATCAAAGTCAGCGTTAAATGGAGTCGTATAACTTAAATGAAGTCCAATAGTTAATTGATCACTCAAAACAACTTCAAATCCCATCATTCCTTGTTTGTGTAGAGTAGGTTGACGGTTGAATAGGACATAATCACCATTTTGGAGCCACCGATCAACTTTATCTCCAATCTGAAGATCACCCTCCTTCCGTTGAATGTCAGTAACTCTAAGTCGACTTCCCTTCAACTTGCCAGAACCGCGAGTAACATGAGTAATTTTACCTTCACGAAGTAACTTGGTCATACTCTCTATATTATATTGATTAATAGTCACACTCTGTGTAAGTGTAGATGCCATAGCCTTCGGAATTCGAATTTGACCAAATTTAAGATTCGGATCTGGAGATAAAACTGTCCGTGCAGAAAAGTTTACACGTTTACCCATCAGAAGTCCTCGAATAATGGCTTCTTTTCCTTGAACCAGTTGTTTAATAGATTCAAAGGCCTTGTTTTGTTGTGGTGCGTATTTACCATCTGTATTATCGATGAGATGTTCAATATGGAAGAATAAACCTGCCAATTTGTCATCCCGATCTTTCTCTGTGAGTTTTGGATCCGCAAGGGCGTTATTGTGTTTGATAATATCAATATACATAGATGTAATTGGATTGGGCCAGATTACACCATCACGAATTGCTGGTGGTCGTGTATTTGGTGGAATAACAGGGATGGCTCGCATAATCATTCGTCGAGGATGAGCCCCATTAGAAAATCCCATTAACGCAGCATCTTCATCAGAAATAGCATTCAGAATCTTCTCTATTTCAGAAACGGTACGTTTAGATTCCTTCTCCTCTTTCTTAGTCCCTCGTGGAGCTGGAATCTTATACATAATTTGTTTAGAATCTTTCAATTTCGCAACTAAATATTCCGGATTTGGACGACATTCTTTACTTCCCTCTTCTGGTTTACGTCGACAAAGCAGTCCCTTACATTCTTTTTCTAACATTTGAAGACGTCGTGGACCAGATGCTAGAAGAATTCCCTTGTCTTTCATTTCTTGACGTGTCAGAAGAAGACCTCCACAGGAATTACATACACATGTTAATACTTGAACAATCGTCCGTAAAAATAATGGATGATATATCGGATATACTAATTCAATATATCCAAGATGACCCGGACACTCCACATTATCCTTGTGACAAGTCGCACAAAGTTTGGTATCTTCAATGACACCCATTCGTGTATCATTCACTGTATTTGGTCCAATCGACGCCGGATTATTAACTTTACATACTGCAATGTCTGCCAATTCTTCATATGAAAAGATTGTAATCAGTGAACTTTCAATAATTAATGTAGGTAAAGTCTCTTCTGATCTTAACGCTTGCGCTAAAAGTTCTTGTTTTTCTCTTCGTGTTACCATAATATCAAGATCAGGTCTAACTGCTACAGGAACTGTTGTTACTGGACATTTTTCTGTTCCTGTTGTAATAGTGGGTCCTTTTGGTACAACTGGACCTGTAGGTTGAGCACCACGCACTGGTGGAAATGTTGGCTGTTTAACAGGAATTACTCTTCGAGCAAGACCTCTTCGAGCAAGAGCACTACTTCCACCAATTGAAGTCGCTGTAATTTGAGACGTAGACATATTTTATGTAAGGTTAATTATTATAATCTGCTTGTATTTATGTAAATATGTGAATTCAAAAATCAATTTGTATGATTGTTTTTATTTTTGAATTCACATATTGTAATCCTTAATTTTCACATTTTAATTCCAATATCATATCTTAAGTGATAATCTAAAATTCACATTTTAACATCATACAATATATGTAAAATACAATCTTTCAAAATGTTGATTTCTAAAATGATCGTATATATACAATATATGTAAAATACAATCTTTCAAAATGTTGATTTCTAAAATGATCTTATATCTATATATACAAATATGTCAAATTTAGATTTCTTTCAAACTCCCGATTGGATTGATAAAGGAACTTATTGGTTGAATATTCATCCTCAATGTTCACCTCAATGGCATGGCACCAAAGAAAAACTTCATCTAGTTACAGCTTCTAATTTTGGTGCTGTTATCGGTGACAGTAATTTTAAGACTCCTGACCAACTCGCCGAATATATCAGTGGATATAAGAAACAAGAATTCTCCGAAAAGAGTATTCAAGTTATGGAACATGGTGTCAAAATGGAACCATGGGCTCGACAATGGTATATTCAAACTTATCAAGTGGAAGTTCGAGAAGTCGGTTTAGCTGTTCCCAAATGGTATCCTAAAATCGGATGTTCTCTCGACGGTGAAGTTATCGGTCCTAATGGTGAACTCGATGGTATGATCGAGATTAAATCCCCTCTTCATATGTATAAACCTTTAATTGAACACTCTGCTCGAATTAAAGCAGGCTGGCAACCTCCTCCAGGTTATCACGATCATATTTGGAAAACTCACTATGCTCAAATGCAAGGTTGTATGGCTATTATGAATAAGAAATGGTGTCATTATATTGTCTTCTCCACAGAAGATAAGGAAGTCTATCAGGAAAGGATTTACTTCAATCGAGAATATTGGGAGAAAATCCTATTCCCAGGGCTATACAATTTTATTGAAAATAAATTAGAACCCCTAGTAGCTAAATTACCACTATTACGATCCCATCAAACCGAGAAAAATAAAATCTCCGAAAATGATAATACCACAACTTGTAATACAACAACCACTTGTAATAACACCACTATTAATACTACCACTTCAGAGAAAAAAGAAGATGAAACTAAGAAAGTGGCCTCAGCTTGGTTACAAAAAATTTTAGAGAAGCGAGGCGGAAAATAAAATGGAAATTTCTTTATATGGTAGTTGTAATTATTACAACTAGAATTAATCTGATATTAGTTTAACAATTAATATCAAATAATTTCTGTTTTTGATAAAATGGATCCATATACTCGTGCAACTATACCATGGATAGGTTTAGTTCCTCAAGATAAAGAAACTTCCTCTTCAGAAAATCTAAAATATGTTTATTACTTAGCTCGAGACTTGGGATATGTTTTTCCAGGTATGTCCGATGTAGAATCAATACCTGGACAAGAAATCGATGATATTGCTAGATACCCTCCAGAAGTTCCATGGGAAGATTATAAAGAATATCGAACTATGTCTTTTGATGAACTTGTCAGGACAACACCCGGCATTCTAGAAATACTTCCAGATATTACTCGAGATGATCTCTTCTTCTTTCGAACACGTAATTATTTAGGATCTGATAGAAAAACAAGTAATGGAGGAATTATTCCAGATATCGTAAATTTACGAGAAATCTTAAATCGATTAGACATTTATGATAATTTAAGACCTACCACACAACAGTTATTTGATAAACTATATGGAAGTCGACTCAAATTCGCTAATCCTCCAAAAGTATCCTTTCTCGAAGATAATATTATAGCTTTTGATACAGAAATGGGACAACCCCAACGTGTTCGTGATATTGGTATTAGAATAGGTGTTCGAATCCCTGAAGAACAAGATCCTGATATTTATCTATATTCTTGGTTAGAAAAACTTATCGATTTCTTAAATTCAGTAGATTATCCTCCAATAAATACTAATATAGAATTACCTTCAGTAGAAGAGATGATGAATTTAGACTGGTCCGGTTTTGTTAAATTTATACAACAATATACAACACCAGAAATATTAGATAAATATGGTCAGTTTGCATATGATAATAGAACAGATCTTCTGTTGAACTTATATACACTGCCAGAATACAAATTGTCAAATAATAAATTTTAATCAATATAGTTCTTGTAAGAATTATACTGATATTTTCTAATAAACACATTTTTGTATTGTTTTCCACATATTCATCAATGTCTCGATCTTCTTTTATTAGATTTATCTACTATCTTTATTCCATCCTTACGTCATGTGGATTATTCAGACCTAAAATCTAAACTTTAAATTGACGAACACACATTTCTCTTCTTCCCAAAAATCAAATCTTACTATATCTAATTTCATCTATAAAATGTATTTTAAAAACAAACCATATGAACTAAAATTATCCTAATTTGACACTCTGAAAATAAGACGATTATATCAATATTGAATCAAAAGGAACTCGACCAGTGCTTACTATAGGTTCATATTTGTTAAAAAGTAGAGATATAGTATTTATGTCATTGGTAGTTTTTAACGTTCAAACAATATAATCACCATAGCCATATTAGTAAATTTCCTCTAATTATACTGTATAATCGAAATACCTATATGTTAACCGAAATTCTTATAACATCTAATTATACCGATAAGACAATTTTCATATGTTTTTAACATATGAAAATATTCAGTGTTCCTATGCATAAACTATCCCATTGATATAATGATTATTATATATAGATCTTAAAATCGTACTCAAAATTTATTATAATAGATTATATATGTACTCACTTGTATATAAACATGCTACTTAATATAGGATGGAAGTTCAATTAATACAATTAATCTCCCAACTTACATACTTTGATGGAAAAATCTTAATGGAAAAAATTTATTTATATAAAGGATGAGTTCTATTGAAACTAAACGAAACCTTATTTATGAAAATTTTTTAATCCGATTAAATAACAATCCCAATAATATTCAGCTTTTGACAGATATAGATTTCCGTGATTTATTTCGATTATATGATGAAATCTTTTTTCACGGTGAATTTCGTAAATATTTAAATTCCAACAATGTTGTCCAAATTAAACTAGGAAAAATACCTCGAAACCGTATGGCTGCTGGCTGTTGTCAAAAGAAGATTCAAAATGATCCTCTGGGAGATCTTTCCCCAGAAAAGCAAATTTGTAAATATACTATTATACTTTCTAAACCTATATTAACTTCAGTCTTCTTATCACCCACTTCTAACAAAGTCGAAACTAATGCAGGTCTCCAATGTTGTGATCAATTGTCTTGTTTGCAGTTGACTTTCGAACATGAACTTATTCATCTCCTTATATATTTCCGTCAAGTTAAAGAAAAATCTCATGGACCACAATTTAGAATGTTAGCACATGAGATCTTTGGACATACAGATTTTCGACACACTCTTGGTCGTGGTCTCCAAGAAGATCCTGTTATATATAATCAAAGGGTTCGTGAATATTTACGTCCAGGTATGTTAGTTTCAGTTTATAACGCTAGAACTAAAAGCATAGAAACCTATACTGTAGTACAAGTTCCTACAAGAAAAAATGCAAAACGTTTCGTAGGTCAAAGAGGTCCTGGTCCCAAAAGATATCGAATTCCTTTTGTCCATGTCGTACTTCCGTGATAATTTCATATGAAATGCTATTATATATATTTAGGATACAAACGTTTGAAATCTCATATTTTTAGATACTACAATTAATGATCCTGTTTCTATTTTACATGATAATCTTTCTTAGATTTTTCTATATCTTCTCTTATTAGATTATCACAACCTTGTCGTTATTTCAATAATTTGTTTTATCGTCCAACCATATTTTGAGTATTATATATTGTATGAATATTTTTCCATCTCATTCCAATAATTCTTATTCTAAAGGTTAACAACAAATAATTCTAGGTATCAAAATTATCTAATATATGTAGCTTAAAAGGGTTATGATAAGTTGTTTAAACCAATATTACAATTTGGTGATTAATTATGATTTGCCAATGATAGATATATTTTAAGGTGGTTATTTTGATATTGTTTAACAACTGTTATCAGTAGGTGTAAATGATTATAATAAAACAATGACAGCTGAAAGTGGTCATCTTGATATTGTTGAACGAATATTATTTTTAGGTTCCAATAATTATAATAGGACAATACTAGAGGTGATCGTCTGGATATTGTTGAAGAAATATTATCTTTAAGTTCCAAAAATTATAATTTGACAATATAAGAGGCAGCTAAAAATCGTACTATTGTTAAACTTATATAAATCGAAAACTATAAATTGGAACATTGTATTAAATTTGGATTTCTTATTCATTCCAACATATCATAGTTATAGAAGATATCAAATCGCTTTTGTCTAATGCTTCAAAAAATATATATGATACTCTAAAAAATGGAATCTTATATTTCTCCTCTTCCGGTCGAATTAATTTTCGATATTGTCTCTCGTTTAGATTACTCCGATATTATTCGATTATGTCGGACTTCTTCTTCACTGAATGAGTTGCTTTGTCGTTCAGATGATATCTGGAAAATTTTATATCATCGGGATATCTCTTCTCATCCTCCCCCTAGTTCTTATTTCAAAGCTTATCAACAAGTAATTCTGGACACCACAAATAAATCACCTGATCAAACCTTGTTATATGCCGCTGAACATGGTTATGAGAAGTTGGTTGACCGAATGTTACAAGAAGGTGCTAACTATTATGATGGGGCAATGGCAGCAGCTGCTGAAGGCGGTCATCGAGATATCGTTAACCGAATGTTACAAAAAGGTGCTAACAATTATGCTGGGGCAATGGCAGCGGCAGCTAGAGGTGGTCATCTAGATATTGTTGAACAAATGATAGCATTAAGTGTCAAATTAGGTGTCGAATTAGATGTCGATGATTATGATGCAACAATGGCTGAAGCTGCTCGAGGTGGTCATCGGGATATTGTTGAACTAATGTTAAATCGAGGTGCTAACGATTATGCTGGGGCAATGATTGCTGCAGCTAAAGGTGGTCATCTAGATATTGTTGAACGAATGATAGCATTAAGTGTCGAATTAGGTGTCGAATTAGATGTCAGTTATTATAATGAGGCAATGGCTGCTGCAGCTAGACGTGGTCATCGGGATATTGTTGAACGAATGTTAGACCGAGGTGCCAATAATTATAATGAGGCAATGGTTCAAGCTGCTCGAGGTGGTCATCGGGATATCGTTGAACTAATTTTAACATTTGTTGGTAAGGATTATAATTGGGCACTGAGAAAGGCAGCTTATCGTGGTCATCGGGATATTGTTGACATAATTTTAAAACTAGGTGGCAAAAATTATAATTATGATTATAATTCAGCAATGAAATATGCAGCTAAAGGTGGACATCTTGATATTGTTGAACTCATGTTACAAAAAGGTGCCACTGATTATAATGCAGCAATGGTAGAGGCAGCTGGAGGTGGATATCTTGATATTGTTGAACTCATGTTAGATCGAGGTGCCAATAATTATAATCAAGCAATGATAGCTGCAGCTGAAGGTGGCTATCTTGATATTGTTGAACTCATGTTAGATCGAGGTGCCAATAATTATAATCAAGCAATGATAGCTGCAGCTAGAGGTGGACATCTTGATATTGTTGAACTCATGTTAGATCGAGGTGCCAATGATTACAATTGGGCAATGGTTCAAGCTGCTCGAGGTGGTCATCGGGATATCGTTGAACTGATGTTAAATCGAGGTGCCAACAATTATAATGAGGCAATGGTTCAAGCTGATCGACGTGGTCATCCTGATATCGTTGAACTAATATTACACCGAGGTGCCAACAATTATAATGAGGCAATAGATTCTGCAGTTGAAGGTGGACACGAAGATATTGTTGAACTTATACAACGTTGGCAATTTACTCATCCTAACCAAACAAGATAGTACTTTCAGTGAATTTCAGATATCTGGAATTCAAAAAAAATATATATATAAGATTCTAAAAATGGAATCTTATATTTCTAATCTTCCGATCGAATTGTTTTTCGATATTGTCTCTCGTTTAGATTACTCCGATATTATTCGTTTATGTCGGACTTCTTCTTCACTGAATGAGTTGCTTTGTCGTTCAGATGATATCTGGGAAATTTTATATCATCGGGATATCTCTTCTCATCCTCCCCCTAGTTCTTATTTCAAAGCTTATCAACAAGTAATTCAGGACACCACAAATAAATGGCCCAATGAAACCTTGTTATATGCCGCTAAAAACGGTTATGAGAAATTGGTTGACCGAATGGTACAATTAGGCGCAAAACAGTATAATATAGCGATGATATGGGCAGCTTGGGCTGGCAATCTGGATATTGTTGAACGAATGTTAGAACTAGGTGCCAAAAATTATAATTGGGCAATGGCATCGGCATCTGAAGGTGGCCATCGAGATATTATTGAACTGATTTTAACATTTGTTGGTAAGGATTATAATTATGATTATAATTGGGCACTGAGAGAGGCAGCTTATCGTGGTCATCGGGATATTGTTGACCTAATTTTAAAACTAGGTGGCAAAAATTATAGTTATGATTATAATTCAGCAATGAAATATGCAGCTAAAGGTGGACATCTTGATATTGTTGAACTCATGTTACAAAAAGGTGCCACTGATTATAATGCAGCAATGGCAGAAGCAGCTGGAGGTGGATATCTTGATATTGTTGAACTCATGTTAGATCGAGGTGCCAATAATTATAATCAAGCAATGATAGCTGCAGCTGAAGGTGGCTATCTTGATATTGTTGAACTCATGTTAGATCGAGATGCCAACGATTATAATTGGGCAATGGCATATGCAGCTAGAGGTGGTCATCGGGATATTGTTGAACTCATGTTAGATCGAGGTGCCAATGATTATAACAGGGCCATGACCTATGCAGCTGGAGGTGGTCATCGGGATATTGTTGAACGAATGTTAGACCTAGGTGGCAAGAATTATTATTATGATTATGATAAAGCAATGGTATATGCAGCTGAAAATGGTTATCCTGATATTGTTGAACTAATGATACAACGAGGTGCTAAAGATTATGATCGGGCAATGGCAATGGCAGCTCGAGGTGGTCATCTGGATATCGTTGAACGAATGATACAATTGGATGCCGATGATTATGATTACGCACTGATAAAGGCGGCTGAAGGTGGTCATCTGGATATTGTTAAACGAATGTTACAAAAAGGTGTTAAAAATTATAAATGGTCAATAAATATGGCAATGAAAGAGGCGGCTTTTGGTGGTTATCGAGATATCGTTGAACTCATGTTAGATCTAGCCGCAGATGATTATGATGGTGCTTTGGCATTTGCGGCTAGAGGTGGGCATCTGGATATTGTTGAACTAATGTTACAAAAAGGTGCTAAAAATTATAAATGGTTAATATATGTTGAAGAAATTAATGATGATATCAAGGAATTTCTACGGATGTGGAAAAATACTAATCAATCTTAAGCAAATAAGCTAGTACTTCTATAGTAAAACTTATCTTTGAATCTCATATATATTTGGATATATGAGATTCCGAAAGAAAATATATAAGATACCAAAAATGGAAAACTATATTTCTCGTCTTCCTATTGATTTTCTATATTGTCTCTCGTTTAAATTACTCTAATATTATTCTATTATGTATAAATCGTTCTTAATATTTGATTTATCATACTGATAATATTTATCTATTCTTCACCATTAACTCTTATTCTAAAGCTTATTCAGAAATGATCCAATAAAAAACCTTGTTATATACAACCGAAATGGTTATGATAAGTTGATTGAATGTTAGAATTAGGTTCCAACAATTATAATGAGACAATGACAGCTGCAAATGAAAGTGGTCATCCTGATATTGTTGAAAGAATGGTAGAATTAGGCGCATATTAAATATACTTACGCAATGACATTTGTAGTTATCGTTCAATTTATAAAAAATGGTATGGGTATGATACTTATTAATTCTTAGACGAATAAAATAGTAAAATTATTCAATCACATATATATTTGGATATATGTGATTCAAAATTGATTTCCAAACACATACTTTATAAGATTTTAAAAATGAAAGATCATGATAATTGCATTTCTCGTCTTCCTGTTGAATTGATTTTCGATATTGTCTCTCGTTTACATTACTTTGATGTTATTCAATTATGTCAAACTTGTTCTTATCTGTATGATTTACTTTGTCGTTCGGATGATATCTGGAAAATTCTATATCATCGGGATATCTCTTCTCATCCTCCCCCTAGTTCTTATTTCAAAGCT